TGCTGGCAATTGGAGTTATGATGATTTATTGAGTGACTTTGAAGTTATTTTTGATCCAGCTAGAGGTGGAACATCTTCTAAACTTGGTTTAGCTAGTTTACCTGTAATAACTCATTTTAATAAATTGGGTGGATTTATGGATGCAACTTTTAAAGGTGCTACAGATGCAGGTTCATTAAATTATAACTTTGAAAAAAGTCAAGGTGCTTTTGGTCATAAAGTAATGAAAATTGAAACTATCCATGGTGATTTGTCTATGGTTAAAGAGCCTTTGTTCAGAGGACAATCTGCAGGCTTTTTAGCAATGGTTGACTTAGACCATGTATCTTATAGACCTCTTGTTGGTAATGGAGTAAATAGAGATACATCAATCACTACTAATGTGCAACAAGCTGATGAGGATTTACGTAAAGACATGATTCTAACAGAAGCAGGTCTTGAAGTTAGTCTTCCTGAAACTCATGCACTAATACACTTACAAGGAGTTTAATTATGAGAAGTGATGTGTTAAATAAGAATAGTAATGACTTTTTAAAAGATGCAGAAGGAGTTATGGTTACAAGAGTCCCTGCTGTGCTATCTGATTTTACAGATGGAGGTGGTACTTCAGGTACTTATGCTAGTGGTGTTGTAATCCCTAAAGGAGCTATTGTTTTAAATAGTTTAATTGATATAAGAGCAGAAGTTGGAGCTTCAACATTAACATGTGAAATAGGTGATGGTTCAGATGCAGACAGGTTTAATGCTTCTAGTGATCCATCATTAGATACTGTTGGTCTTGTTAGTGGAGGTGCACCTCAAGGAACTGCTTTATGCACTTCTGATGCATCAATTACATTAACTGTAACAGAAGGTTCAGACTTTGGAGATGTAACTACGTTAGATTTTGTAGTATATTTATATTACTATATTCCAGCAGAGTTCCAAACTCAAAAAGGTACTGTTTACTAAACCAAAACAATAAGGTTTAATAGTTATTAGAACTATGGGGGATGTCGTATAAAGGGCATCCTCCGAATCTAAAAAGATTTTTTAACAATTTAAATAGGAGATAGAATTATGGCTATGACAGTTACAACAAAATCATTTATACATAATGCTACTGAAGGAACAACTGGATTAGCAGCTGATGTTAAAGCTTATATGGATACGTTGACACCAGCTAGCAATAATACTGTAAATGTTACATGCGCAGGAATAGGCAATAATAGAGTTCTTACTTTAGTAGTAGTAGAAACAGCTTAATAATGACTAGAAGTTATTATTGTGATATATGCCAGAAAGTTATTACATTTGACTGTAATGAAAGCACTAAGAAGTGTAGCTGTAGTAAAATATTTGAAACAACAGCACAACCTTATCATACACTTAATATGAGAAAAAATGCTTTTAGTGCAACTACACAAGTAGAATTTAGTTCAACAACAGTAGGTGATGATATAAAAAGTAGAGGTGGAAGTCTTTAATGGCTAATTTTGGAACACAAATAAAATCTTTAACAGGTATAGATACTAGTAATAGTACAATACAAGGGTATATTAATACTTGGCTTACTGATGGAGTTAAAGAAATACAAAATGTGTTACCACCTGATAAATTAGAAGAGTGCACTAATGTTGCTACATTAAATGGTTCATCTACTACTTTAAATTATTATACTGCTACTATAGGGAAAATAGTATCAGTTAATAGAAATAATGGAAGTGGTTATTATCAAGTTTGTAGAAAAGTTCCTGTTTCACATTCAACAAGAGTTACAGATTCTTCTGATATAATGAATTATGCAACTGCTACTGATCCTGTATATTGGATGAATAATAATACATTATCAGTTTTTCCAACACCTACTACTTCTGGAGGAGAAGCTAATGTTTATTATGTTTATATGCCTGCTGTTGTCTACACAGATTCTAATATTAGTCATTTTTTAACAGAAGCTGAATATTTAGTAGTTAATTATGCTAGTATAAAATCGTTGCAATATTTAATGAATCAAAAATCTAATGATTTGCCAAGTTTTACATTACCATCTATTCCTGAAAGTGTAAGTGTTCCTTCGTTTGTTTATCATGACGCAGATGTAGATGATGTAATAAACCCTGAGTTGTCTTTATTATTAAATAATCCACCTATTTATAGTCCTCCTGACTTAGTATTAGATTATGCAGATGCTAATACTTGGTTAAATAATGAAGAGGATAGTGAAATGGTTAGCTCTAGATTATCAATTATATCTTCTCAAATTAACAAGTTTAATGCTGAAATGACAAATTCTAGGAATAAATATACAGAAGAATTAGAACAATACAAAGAAAGTATGACAAGAGCTCAACAAAATTTGCAATCTGAAATTAATTCTAATCAATTAAATTTATCAAAAAATCAAACATTAGCATTACAAAATGCTACTCAAAATTTTCAAAAAGATGTACAAGAATATGATGCAAGTATTAAAAAGCATCAATCTGATTTGCAAGTTTACACAGCTGAAGTAACAAAAGAGATGCAAAGATTTAATGCTGAATTACAAAAGCATACAACAGATTATCAATGGTATCAAAGCCAATATACACAATTAAATAACGATTACAATAAAGGATTGCAATTGTTAACAGGTGGAGGAAGTCCACAACAGCCAAGAGGAGAATAATATGGCAAATGAAATTAAAATTAATTTATCAATATCAGCTACTAAAAATGGTGCAAAATTTGAAAGACAAGAATCATTTACTGATGATATGACTGGAGATGCTTGGACAACAGGAATAGTAGATATAACTGCTAGTGGTGTTCAATTAACAGATTTAGATGTAGGTACTTATGGTTGGGTATTTGTAAAAAATTTATCAACAGGGTCGGCTTATGTAGATATACAAAGTAGTCAAAATACAGCAGATGACAATTTATGTAGATTATATGCAGGCGAATCAACTATTTTAAAAACAGCAGGATTAACAGCATTATGGGCAGATTCAAGTAGTGGAACACAAGCAGTTGAATATGCAATAATAGAGTTATAATTATGACAGTTAAAGATGTTATAGGACAAATGGAATTATTATTTGGAAGAAAGCCAGAAAAATATATGCTTAGACTTATAAATGATGGTTTAAAAGATATGTCTGCAAAGAAAAAAGCTTATGTAGTCTCAGCAGAAACAGATTTAGAAACATATAAAAGATGGTATGCATTAGACGATCAAATGATAGAAATTAAAAAAGTAGAAATAAAAGATACTAATAGTAGATATGTAAAAATACCTAAACTTGCTGATCCACATCATCTACTTAGAGAAGATACTGATTCGGCTGATGACTCATTAACTTAAAGGAGAATTAAATGGCAACAACAATATCAAATGCTACCATGACAGTTACAATAACTGAAACAGTATCTTTAAATGGTAGTCCTCAAGGAGCAACTAATACATTAACAATAGCAAGTGTAGATGAAATTTATAAAAGAATATTAACATGCACAGCTAGTCAAACTACAACTATAGCAACATTCAATGCAACAGTTCATGGAGCTGCAAATGCTTTAGATTTACAAGATTGTAAATATATTAGAATAACTAATAAAGATGATACCAACCCTTTAGAATTAGCTATAGTAGGAGCTTCAACATGTTATCAAGTAGAATTAGCAGCAGGAGAAAGTCATATATTAGGAAATCCTGAAGCTTTAATGTTAGCAGAAGCAGATACTAGTCCTAGTTTTGGAACAATGGCAGATTTGGCAAGTTTACAAGTAAATCCAGGTTCTAACGCAGTAGATGTTGAGATATTCGCAGCGAGTGTATAATGGCTAGTAATCAAAGGACATATCCAAATACATATTTTGCTTGGTATAATGATGATACTAGAGTAGCTATTGTTAGTAAAGATACTGAAAATGTAAGTGGAGAAAGAGTAACTGAATTATATGATACTTGGCAAGGTCAAGGTGATTTAAGTGGCACATTAACTGATATAGATGGTAATGGTAGTACTGCGACAGCAACAGCTAGTGGAGCTCATAATTTAGAAACAGGCGATAGAGTAACTATAAGTGGTAGTCATAGCGATTTTAATGGAACACATACTATAACTGTTCCTTCAGATAGTACAACTACATTTACTTTTAGTAGTTCTAGCAGTCAAACTAATCAAACAGGTAAATTTGTAGTTAAATTTATTAATGATGGAATTAGAGTAACTTATATATCTAAATATGAAGAAGCAACTGCTATAACTCATGATTTATTTACTGATTTGGGTGTAGATACAGGTATGCAAATATCTTTAGTATATTATGTTAAAGCTAGATTATATGAAGATATAGGTGATATGGAAAAAGCAAACTATTTTAGAAAGTTATTTTATAGAGAAATGAAACAATATCCATCTAAAAGAACAGGAGTAAGGATACTTTCAGTACCTAAATTATAATGGCATATAATACAACAACATGGGAAACAGATAGTAATACTAAAGCTAGTGCTAATACTACTAATTCAAAATTTCATATATATAAAAGTGTACATGCACAATCTATACTTGATTCAGGAACTGATGCATATTTTATAGCTTTTCATTATGCTTCTTTATCAAATTCAACTGTTCCAGGAGTACCAGCTAATAGATATACTTGGCTTACTAGTGGTAATCTTATAAAAGGTTATTTTATAGCTGAAGATTGGAATCCTAATGATAGTAGTAATACTATGCAATTTAAAGTTTATAAATTGTCTCCAAATACTAATGGTGTAGATATAGCATCTGTGGAAAGTTATACTTTATTAGAAACTGTTACAATTTCTAATGCTAATTTACAAGCAGAAGGAAGAGGAATTATAGTAGATTTTACAGAAGCAACTTGTGCATTTTCTAAAGGAGATATAATGGCTATTAGTTATAAAAATACAGTAGATGTAACTAATAATTCTCAAGATACAACTCAATTTAATTTTGTTTTAAAAGAGGATTGGAATGATATAATATCTTCCAACGTATAAAATGTCTGTTAGTAATACTAGATGGTTAACAGATAGCAAAACAAAAGCTACAAGTTCTACTTCTACTAGTACTAGTCTTTCTATATTTAAAAGTATTGCAGTATCAGGTCAAACTACTGTTTCTGCTTTAAATGATTCCGATACATTAACATTAGTTGCAGGCACAGGAATAACATTAACTACTTCAGGTCAAGCTCTAACAATTACAAGTTCAGCGACTACAGGAGATATTTCTTTTTCAGGTAGTAATATAACTTCATCAGGTGCTAGAGTATCTATTTTAGATCAAGTAACTATAACTCCTGCAGCAGATTCAACAACATCATTTTTAGTAGAAAAAGCAGATGGAACAGATATATTTGCAATTGATACTACAAATTCTAAATTAGTATTAGGAACAGGAATTTTTGAATTACCAGATAGTAATATTGGAATTGGTAATAGTGTAGCATTTCATGCTAATGCAACTGAAAATATAGCAATAGGGAAACAAGCATTAGATGGAACTACTGGTACAGCACAAAGAAATGTTGCAATAGGTGTTTATGCATTAACTTCATTGCAAACAGGTGATAATAATGTAGCTTTAGGCTTTACAACAGGACAATCTTTAACCACAGCAAGTGATAATATGTTAATTGGTAAAGGTGCAGGAAATAAGATAACTAATAGTGGTGCTAATACATTAATTGGTGCTAATGCAGGTTACCAAATAACAACTTCAAGTGGTGCAAAGAATACAGGCATTGGTTCTTATTCTCTTTATAAGGCAGGTGGCAATCCGAATGAAAATGTAGCTATTGGCTATTATTCAATAGGGAAAGGACACAGTACAGGCGATGATTATTCAGGAAACTCACCTTCTTATAATGTAGCTATTGGGAATTACACATTGGGTGGTGCACCAACATTTTCCAATGATACACAACAAGATTCTTTATATGGCATTGCTATTGGACACGAAGCTATGACATTTTCTGAAAGTGGACAACATAATACAGCAGTTGGATATTTATCAGGAAAATACCTTACAACAGGCAGTTATAATATGTTTATTGGTGGTTCAACAGGTGGAAGTGGAAGTAGTACAGCATTAACAGGTGATAATAACTATGCAATAGGGTATGGTGCAGGAAACAATATACAAGGTACTTGTTCAGGTACAATGTACATTGGAAGAAGTGCAGGTGCATCAACTACAACGAGTGGTATAGGAAATACAGGAATCGGATATTATGCTTTATCAGGTACAGTTAATAGTTTAAGAAATACAGCTATTGGATATGAAGCATTAAAAGTACACAATACAGCAGGAGCAGATTATGGCAATAATGTTGGTATTGGGTATAAGTCATTAAATGTTTTAACAATAGGTAAAGATAATACAGCTTTGGGTGCTAATTCAGGAATAGCATTAACTGAAGGTAATGATAATATACTTATAGGCTCTGGAGGGTTAGGATTAACAACAGGTGATAAGAATTTAGTAATTGGTAATTATGCAGGCAATGCTATAACTACTGAAGAAAATGGGACTTTTATAGGTTATAAAGCAGGGCAACATACTACAGGTGCAAGTAGGGCATTATATATAGGATATTATGCAGGTTTATATTTACAAGGTGGAGATGACAATCTTTTACTTGGTGGGTTGGCTATGGGTTCAGGGAATACATCTGATAAAAGTCAAAATTCAGGTTATAAAAATATTGCTATTGGATACAAAACCATAGGTGGCAATATTGGTTCAGGGGATAATTTAACAGCATTTTATAATGTTGCTTTAGGTTATGAATCAATGAAAAATGCAACATCAGCACAATACAATATTTGTTTAGGTGCATTAGCAGGAACAGTTATGTCCACAGGCTCTTTCAATGTAGGCATAGGATATAATTCTATACAAGCTATGACAACAGGCACAGGAAATTTAGCTATTGGTGCTAATGCATTAAGAACAGCAGTAGCTGACCGTTCAAATATCGCAATAGGTAAAGAATCATTATATTATTTAAATAATAGCAGTAATTACGGATACAATGTTGCAATCGGAGAAAATGCAGGTAGAGAGGCGACCATATCGCAATATTCTTTTTTTCTTGGGAGTGATGCAGGTAGGTATGTAACAACTGCCAAAAATAATGTTGCAATAGGATACCAAACACTCGGTGCAGGTAAAAGTGCAAATAGATTGCGAGGTTATGGTGATGGTGGTGGAATGGCATCTTATTCTGGAGAAAGAAATATTGCGATTGGATATAGGGCATTATACGAATTAAGTAATTCAGTAGCATCTGATAATTCTTTAATAATTGGAACATCGGCATCATCATATAACAATACTGTAATCGGTGCTTATGCAGGAATAAGAATGATAACTGCAAAACAAAATACTTTAATCGGTGCAGAAACAGGTCAAAAAATGCTCGGCAATTTAAATACAGTAATCGGAACAGCAAGTTGTTATAATTCTCACTATGTATCAGGTGCAACTGTTATCGGTGGTGCTACTATGGGTAGCTATTCAGGTGAAGATTATGCTGTTGCAATAGGTGTTGGTGCATTTAAAAATTTAAGAAATGTTGGTAGAATTTCAACTGTAGATGATACTACTCCAACACCATCGAGTGCTTGGCAAGCAAGTCAAACTCATACAAATATATCACCTACAAGTGATGATTCAACAAATGGAACAGAAACAACATTTGATATAGTAACCGATGGTTCAGGTAATCCAACATTTACAGTTAATGCTAGAGGTTATAATTATCAATCAGATGATGAATTAACATTTACTGACCCAGGTAGTACAAGTAATACAGCAGTTTTAGTGGTTAATGCTTTAAAAACAGATAATGGGCAAATAGCAATCGGATATAATGCAGGTTATGATTTGCAACAAGGTACGAACAATGTATTAATAGGAAAAGAAGCAGGTTCTAATATAATTTCAGCAAGTGGAACAGTAGCTATTGGTGCTTGGGCAGGCTATTATCATGAATCAGGTGATAGAAATATATTTATTGGTAGAGGTGCAGGGCAAGGTGTTACAGGAAATAGATTAACAGGTGGTTCAAATATATGCATTGGAGATTATGCAGGTAGTAAATTGCAGGGAACAGCTACTCAAAACCATTTAATTGGAGATGGTGCAGGTGATAATATTACAACAGGTTGGCAAAACTTTGCTATTGGTCGCCATTCTTTAGATGCTGAAGTTGCAGGAAACAGGAGTGTTGCAATTGGGAATGCAGCATTATCAGATGCTACTCAAGCAACTAATACTCAAGTTGAAAATACAGCTATTGGATATGGAGCAGGAGATGTAATAACATCAGGAATTGAGTGCACTTTTATTGGTGGGAGCTCTAATGGTGATGCAACATCAAGTGGTCAAGTTGCTATAGGGCAAAGTGCTGTAACTCAAAATGCAAATGAAGTTAGAATTGGATATCAAGGAGCATTCCAACTCTATAGTGTTGAAGCTGAATGTGGTTTAGGAGGAACAGATGAAAATGATCCATCTCATTCAACTCCATTATTTAAGATACCACAATATGCTATCATTAAATCAGCAACTGCAGTAGTTACACAATTAAGTAGTGTAGCTCATCATAAATTAAAACTTGTATTGTCTACTGATTCTAGTGGTACAGATAATACAGTATTAAATAATATTCAAGAAATAATAGGAGCAGGTGCAGACAATTCATGGTCAGGAAGTGCAAGTGATGGAACTGCAAAAGATATTGATGCAGGAAGTACTGCAGCAAATTTAAAAGTAGCTTATGCTACAACAGTTTTAGGGAATGATACTGGATTATCTTCAATAGATACAACATCAGCAGATCAATATGTTTATTTAGCTTTTGCAGATGCTTCATACACAGGTGGTGATGGTCAACCAGGAACTAATCCTAAAGTAAGAGTTTGTATAGAATTTGTAGGTGAAGATTAATAAAAAAGGAGATTGAAGTGAATATAAAAAATTATGTAAGTTTAAAAAGTAAATCAGCAATAAGTTTTAGCAAGGCTGATGATAGTGATGGGATTACTCGTTACTATGTAACTCAAAAAAAATGGGATAGTGACACAGGTGATGCTTTATCTGATTCAAAAATTGAAATTCAACTATCTGATTATGAGAATGAGTTAAGCCACGTTACAGGACAAATTACTAGTTTAACTGAAGAAAAAACAAATTTAGAAAAAATAATAGAGGATATTAAAGCATTATGAGTAAAAATAAAAAAGAAATAAAGCAAGAAGACTTAAAAGAACAATTAAAGCAAATTACAGATAAACATAATGAAGCTATTCAACAAAGAGCTATAAATGATGAATTAGCTAAAAGATGCCTTGGAGCTATGGAAGTTTTACAAGGTTTAATAGAAGAAGAAGATCAAGTTGATGAAGTAAAGGAAGAAAAATAATATGAAAAAATTAATAGAAGCTGTTAAGTTATCAGAAGGATATAAACCTACTGTATATAAAGATACTTTAGATATTGATACAATTGGATACGGATTTGCTATTAAAGACCTTTATTTAGATGAAGAAATATGTGAAATGATCTTAAAGCAAAAATTAGAGAAATTAATTAAAGAGGCTGATAAAAAGTTTGAGTTTCTTAAATACACACCACAAGAAGGTAAAGAAGTAATATATGAAATGTGTTATCAACTTGGTATTAATGGTGTTTCAAAATTCAAAAAAGCTTTAGCTTATATGCAAGATAAAAAATATGACAAGGCTTCAGTCGAGATGCTCGATTCTTTATGGGCAAAGCAGACTCCAAATCGTGCATTGAAGTTAAGTAATATAATTAAAAGCTTAGCATGATAGATACATTAAAAACAGCAGGAGTTGGTATTGCAGGGAGTGCATTGCATTGGACAGAGTATGTGCCTCCTATTATGAGTGCACTAGCAGCTCTTGCTACCTTAGTGTATATGTTAATAAAAATAAGCAAAGAAATAAAATAAAAGGTAAAATATGGATAGAGGTGTTGTACAAAGAGCTATTGTAACACCTGATAAGCATTTTCCAATAGCTGATAAAAAAGCTGTAAATGTGGTTTGTAAAGCAATAGAAATGGTAAAACCTGATACTTATATTGATTTAGGTGATACAGGAGAATGGGAAATGTTTAGTAGTCATTATTGGAAGAATAAAGAAAGACCTCCATTAGAGGTTTTAATACCAATGTTGAATAAAGAAGTAAAACAAGTCAATAAAGGTATGGATTTATTTGACAAAGCTTTAGATAAGATTGATTGTAAAAATAGACATTTTATACAAGGTAATCATGAATTATGGTTAGATAATTTTGTAAATAAACATCCTTATTTACCTGAGTTTATGACAGAAAAAGCATTAAGATTGAAAGAAAGAGGTTATAAATATTGGAAATATATTTCTACTAAGAAATTAAAAATAGGCAAATTAAACTTTACACATGGTGATTATGTTCCAATACATCATGCTAAAAAGCATTTAGCCTCATATAAAGAAAATATTATATATGGACATACACATGATTTACAAAGATTTACAGAGACTGGATTAGGAGGAACACAAAGTGCTTGGAGTTTAGGTTGTTTAAAAGATATGAGTTCTGAAAAGAATACATGGCTTAAAGGTAACTTACATAATTGGAATCATGCATTTGCTATAGTTGATTGGTTTAAAAATGGAGACTTTAAAGTAGAAGTAGTAGAAATAATAAAAGGTAGGACAAGCTTATGGGGGGAAGTTATAGATGGAACTAAGTAAAGAAGAGGTAGAAAAAAGAAAGAAAGAAAGAATGGCTGCTAAAAGACTTATGATAGATAAATTGAGATTTTGGGTAGGTGTATTTTCTGTTCCAACTATTCTTATTATGGCATGTATGCTTATTGGAGCAGCTTATTATCTTGGTGAATCACAATTAGCTGTAGTAACAGGTCTTATTTCGACCATAACGATAGGTTTAATCAATGTTCTCAATGGAATGGTAGTACCACCTCCACCAGAAGACCCGTTGGCTGTAGTGGCTAAAGATTTAGTTCACCACTTACAAGATCAAGCTCAAAAAGATATGGAAGTATCTATGGATAGAAATACAATTAAGATTGGTGGAAATGGAGTAAAGATGGAATCTAAAACTCCTAAAAATTCTGTATGGGGAGATGATATCCCTTTAAACAATAAAAAAAGGACAAAGAAAAAATAAATGAAAAACATGTATGATTATAGTAAAGTAGTAAAAGCAATGAGAGATTTCTTTCAAGAAGAAAAAGGGTTTATAGAAGTACCTGCACAAAGTAGGCAATCTATATTAGCAGCTTGTGAAGACCCTAAAACAATATCACAATATATATTTAGTGGTGTTAATTATCCATTACCTCAAACAGGTCAAATGTGGCTTGAAAGAGATTTGCTTGAAAATCCTAAAGTTAATGGTGTATTTTGCATTACTACTAGCTATAGAAATGAACCTAATCCTGTAGAGGGAAGACACGATAAAATATTTCCAATGTTTGAGTTTGAATCACATGGTAATATTAATGATATGATTAAATTAGAAGAAGAGTTATTAATGCATTTAGGATTTGGTTCTATGCATGAAAAGATAATGTATGATGAAGCTTGTAAAAAATATAATGTAAATGAATTAGATTATGATGAAGAAGAAGCTTTATGCAAAGATTTTACACCTTGTACCTTCTTAACTCATTTCCCATTAAGGACACATCCTTTTTGGAATATGAAGCATGCTGGTACAGGTATATATAATAAAGTAGATGTTATTATGCATGGTATGGAAACTATAGGCTCTGCTGAAAGAGCTGTAGATGTAAAAGAAATGAGAGAACAATTTCACAATATATCAGATGGTGAATATGCTCAATTACTTTATAATCACTTTGGTAAAAAAAGAGTAGAAGATGAATTAGAAGAGTATTTAGCTTTAGATATGTTTGAAAGGTTTGGTGGTGGAATAGGAGTTACTAGAATGGTATCTGCTATGAAAGCTGCTGAAATATTGGAGGAATAATATGCTTTTTGGAACTTGGATTTTAGTAGTATCAGTAGGTGTAGGATTTGGAGAATATTTTAATTGCAAATACCCTAGAGTAGATGAATCTTATAGTAGTGAAGGATTCTTTTGTAATTGGGAAGATGATGATTTTTATAAAGAGGATGGTAAGTGGGTACTTACTCAATCTGACTCTACTGACAACTGCTTTGAAGAAAAGTGGAGAAAAAAGTATTGGGAGAAAAGATGATGGATTTATTTATAGCTATTTTTAAAAGTATATTTATATCAATACCTATATTTATAGTATATATAGCTATTAAGATTAAATGGAAAGAGTGGAGAGAAAGAAGTATATGAATTGCACGAGGATATAGCATTAATTATAATAGCAATATTAATCCATTATGGAATAGAATTTGGTAAAGATATGGGAGACTATAGTTGTCCCTCATATTGTGAAGTTAAACATGAACATATAAAAGAGGATGGAAGTGATGAATTTAAAAAACATAAATAGTGTATTGAAAAAATTTGATGTAGATGTAGATAGTATTAAAGATGATCTTGAAGCAGCAGTCCAAGAAGAAGTTAATATTGTCAAAAAAGAAGTAGCAACAAAAGCTCAAAATAAAATTATGCATTACCTTGATAGTGAAGAAGGTAAAAAGCAAATGGTTAAAAAAATTAATGATGCTATAGATATACCTTGGATATCAGAATCTATGGAAGAAAAAATATTTACAGTAATATTTAATGTAATTAGTGGAGCAATTAAAAAGGTATTTAAAAAGGAGAAATAATATGCCAACAGTAATAGATAAAGCAACAGGTGAAGTAATAGAAGAATTTAGTTATGATGATGCAGGTCAACAATTAGCTCAAGATATGGTAAATGCTAATCCTAGTTTGACAATATCAAATAATGCTCAATATAGGTCTAATACTTCTTATGAAGATGGAAGTAATATTCAGAATGTAAGTGAAAATGTCGATGATCCATATGGTGCATATAATCCAATGGCAGATTTAACTAAAAACAAATCTGTGTAATGCCTAAAAGTATATTCAAAATAACTGAATTTGATGGTGGAGAAAATAGGGTTAATGATCCTAGAGATTTACAATTAAATGAATGTGTCCAAGCTAAAGGTATTGAATTTGATAAGATAGGAAGAATAAGAGTAGCAGGTAGTGGATTTCAATTATATTTAGCTAATTTTATGTATGGTACTCAAGGAACATTACCATTAAATATGAGATTATCTAGTGGGTATGGAATTTTTAAATTTAAACATGATTTTAATATGGATGAATTTGTGCAAGGGAACAACCCTCAAGAGACTCCTACTGAATTTATTGCAATATCATATTTACATCAAAGTAATATCCATAAAATAGGTTTTATAGACTCTAGGAGTTACGAATATGTAAATAATGAAGATTATGATATGAATGGTGATGCTTTTTTTGCGACTGTATTTTCATATACCGATGAAGCAGTAAATAAAAAACTTAAAACTCAATTTTATTATGCAGATGCAGGATTAAGAATTTTTGATTCTGAGCTTAAAAACAATTCTCCATTTATATATTATGGGCATATTAAAAGAGATTTCTTTACAAAAGTTGAAGGATTTGATGAATCTCCTTTAACTGTAAATACTTGGATAAAAGACAACCAAAGCTTAGAGTTATCAAATAAAGCTAATTCTAGTAGACCTTATGAAAACCAAGATAGAACATTTGCAAGTTTAGAATTTCATCAAGCCTTATCAGCCGATTTTCCTACAGGAGAAGGTAAAGGAGAAGTAATTTTACAAATATCTGAAAATTCAACAACTGGAACTAATGCTAAAAGACATGTTATAGATGCTTCTTCAGTAAATACAGGAATTACTACTTGTACAACTACTGGTGAAAATCATGGTTTTGTTGCTGGTGATATGATACAAATATGGGGAATTACTGGTGAAGAAATATTTAATGGTCAATATGAAGTTATAGATGCTCCTACAAGTAGTACTTTTACAATATCTGCTGAGTCTTCTAATGATGATTTTAATGGTGCTTATGTTTCAAAAATAGAAGATATGCTAAATGAAGAGCTTAGAGGTAAGTGGATATATGGTATTTCATATATTTTAGATGGTAGGCAAGAAACTAAAATAGCAACAGGAAGTATTTATAATGCAAGTTTTGAAACTACAAATAATTCAGATATTATGAATAACTCTACTACTATACTTACAGATGGAACTGAAATAAAGCATTATGATGATTGGACAACATTTATGAATGAACCTAAAATAAGATTTGGGTTTAAACATGGTACAGAAGAAGGTAAATGGCATGAAAGAATAACAGGTTTTAGAATTTACATGAAAAACATAGAAGGGATTACTTCTGATCAAATAAGTAGAAATTGGAATTTATTATTAGATGTTGATTTTGTTAAAGGAATATATGTATTGCCAGGAAAAGATTCTATAGAAAAAACTTTAACTTTTTCAGAAGGATATAGAATGTCAAATTATCCTGATGGTAGCGAAGCTCAAAATTGGGATGATATAAGGTATTTATCTCCAATTACTTATGAAAGTATAAATACATATTCTAATGACGATATAATAGAAGCTAAATATAAAACAGCAGTAATAGCTAATGAAAGATGCTATATTGGAAATATATTACAAAATGGACAAACTTTTCCTGATAGAATAATAAAATCTCCTGTTGGTGCTTTTGATGTATTTCCAGAATCTAATATTTTAGAAGGTATAACAAGTGATGGGGATAGTATTGTAAAATTAGAATATTTTGGAGACAGGTTATTTTGTTTTAAAAGAGATACTTTACATATAATAAATATATCAGATGAAGAAGAATATGTAGAAGAGTCATTAAGTGGACATGGAATTGATGAACCTTGTCAAGTTACTAAAACTAATGATGGTATTTCTTATGTAAATGGGTCAGGATTATATCTTCACAATGGTTCTGAATTTGTAAATCTAACAAAAAATAAAATAAATCCATTTAATTTTAATAGCAATGACTTAGAAAGAAAAGGATTTTTTAATAAAGGTTCAAAGCCTAATTTGGGTTATGATAGTGAATCAAATAAATTAATACTTTCTAGATCAAGTGTAGCATCAAATTTTAGTGTAAATATAAGTGCTGATCAAACAGGTAGTGGTGGAAATAACCAAGACTTATCTATTGCATTTTCGGCAGGTGGATTTATTTATGAAGCTAATGGAAATAAAGCACCTAATATTGGAGATGTTTTTAAACTTTCAAATGGAGCTGGACATGATTTGCTTTTAGATGAGCTTTCAATAGCTAAGTATGGTGTAGGAGGTAAATCATTAGCACTTAACGATCATTTTATAATAACTTCTAATTTTATTACTTATCCATCTATTCAATATTTAGATATTGATCCAGATGTATTTATATATGACTTAACAAATAATTGTTTTTCATTAAGAAATTTTGCTTTTGGGAGTAATAATACTTCTTATACTATGACAAATTTTATAAATACAAAGATATTTAAAAATACAAATAAATTAGTGTTATTAAAAGATAATTCATCTTTACAAAACGGATCAGACGTAGATATAATGTCATGGGAAGATTCTTCACAAGACATAACTGATATGGATGGAACTTTTAGCTATATTACTAGAGATATTGACTTTGGAGACCCATCAATAAGAAAGAAAATATATAAATTATATATTACATTTAAAACTGGAGATGGTATAAATACTTATAGTGATTCAAATGTAAGGGTTTATTATTCATCTAATCAAAGTTCAACATGGACAGAGTTTGACGATTCAAGTTCAAATTACAATAGTACTAAAGGATTATATAGCGAAAATAGTAGTTTAGATTGGCAATCTGCAGAACTTAAACCTACTAACTCTATAAATAATATATATTCATTACAACTAAAGTTTGTAAATACTAGTGATGATGTACCAAAAGGCTTTCAAATAAATGACATATCTATAGTTTATAGAAAGAAACCTATAAAATAATGAGTAATATTAAAAGAGATATTAAAAAACTTGATAGGAAGACAGGTAGAAAAACTACTATTAAAATTGGGATTCCTCATCCAAGAGAAGGTCAGAATGGAGATATAACTCTTAGAAAAACTCCAATAGGAAATGAATTATTTGCTAAAATAGACGGATTGTGGTATGGGACAGTATTAAATGCAATTGAAGGAGCTGTTAAAAATTCACTTCATGGGAAAGTATCAAGAGATCAAGTTAAGAAAAAACCTAATACAGGTGGATGGAATCCTACAAGTACCAATAATAATTTTAATAACAATAAAAATACTAAAGGCATTAGAACTATAAACGATATCGTATCAAATGTTGTTTTAAAAGACAAAACCACTAATGATATAGTACTATCAAATAAAAAAGCTTCTCAAGCATCTCCTAATATTAAATTAATAAATAATACAGCTGGAGGTACAGGTGTAGCTTATACACCAACATTGCAATTAATAAAAAGTCCTAAAGATGGATTAACTGCTATGCAAGATAATGATTCTATTGGTCTTATTGCCTTTCTTAGTGATGATAGTAGCACTACAGATGGAAGTATTATATATGGGACTATAAGGTCTACTATTAAAGATGTAACAAATAGCACTAAAGACTCTAAAATGGAATTTTCTACTTGGGAAAATAATAGTTTTGGAATAGGATTAACTTTAGAAGGAAACAATGTTTCTGTATTAGGAGATTTAAGTGTTGGTGGGGACTTAACAGTTAATGGTAATAATATAAATTTTGATGCATCTCATTCATATATAAGTGTTGGAGATAGGACTGGTACTGATGAGGGTGGTCATAGATTAATATTTGAAGCAGGACAAGGAACTGGAACAGGGGTTGGAGGTTCTATATATTTTAAAACATCATTAGCTGGTGGCTCTTCTAATGATACTGTTAATAGCTTAACAGATATAGTGGGAATACATGGTTCAGGAGATATAGCATTTAAAGCTGCAAGTAAATTACTCTTTGATGCAGCAAATGGTGCAGGACATACTTATATACAAGAAACTAGTGATGATGTATTAAATATATATGTTGGTGGTGACCAAATGCTAGAATTAAGCGAAGCATCTAGTAAAATAAGTATGTTGGAAAATTTTAAATTATATTTTGACGGAGCAGGAGAAGCTAATTATATATACTCGGATAGTTCAAATATTGTTATAGGCTCTGATGGTTCTGATAAATTTTCAATAGATGATACTGATACGAAAATGGAGCAAACATTAAAAATAAAAGAATCAGCTGCTGCTACTTCAGATACTGCAGCTTATGGGCAAGTATGGGTTAAAAATAGTACTCCTAATAAATTAATGTTTACAGATGATGCTGGTACAGATATTGCTTTAGGTGCTCAATTTTATAAGAATTGTGGTTGGTATCAAGCTAATAGTAGTGCTAGATATTTACCTATAGCAAGTGGACAAAGTGAACAATCTGCATTAATAGACTATGCAAATGATGATGCTTTTTTTATAGTGCCATTTGATTTAAAAATAACTAAAGTATATATAAATATAACTAGACAAAGTTCAGGACAATCACATCCAGGTAGCACTACTTTAAGATTATATAAAAATGGCTCTGCATTATCAGGAGTTATAACAGTAGATATAAATGCATCAGGTTATGATTCTACTGACTTGTATAATCCTTTTACATTTGATTTTAGTGCGACAACTAATGACTATTCAGCAGGAGATATAATGCAAGTTCGTTTTGATCCAACAAATACTGTATATTATGGTTCAGCAACAGTAACAGGATATTACACATAAAATACTTGGGAATGTTAAAGAGAATATAGTATATTAAAATGATGGACTGCATATAAATACACAGGAGATAAAATGTTTGGAGTTAATTTAGATAGTAGAGATAGAAGGATTAATAGAAAAAAGTCTAGAGATGCAAACACTATTAAAGATTTTTTAGCTAGGTTAGAAGATTCTTATAAGCCTAATCTTTTTAAGAAATATGGTCAAACATTTCTTGATATAACTAAAAAAGCTCCTAATCCTTTTATAAAAGGAGGTTCTTATTTAGCTGATTTAGGTTTAAATTTTATGTCTGATGGTGAATATGATGTTAATATGAAACAACCTAATATTTCCTATGGTCAATCTACTATCAATGAGGCTATTAAAAATGCTAGAGCTATGAATGAAGTGATGGAACATCAAAAATATTTAAATGCAATAAAGATAGCAGGTGAATTTGGATTTGGAGATCAAGGAGAAGATAGTGACGGAGTTCCAAAAGATACTGCTCTTATGCAACTTATAAAAAGTATGGGGATTAAAGTATAATGTCAGTAGCATGGGAAGATAGAGAAAGATGGCATAGAAGAAATAAAGTTACTAAAAATGGTGTAGATTTTTGGGAATATAAATATATAGATATATATGGTAGTACAACTAAACGAAGACTATCAACAGAAGATAGAGGGTCACAAGTTGTAGACCCTACTTCATATACTGGATATTATGATAGTTCACTAGATTTAGCTCCTGGTCTAGATAGTGGTTATAGTTGGGAAAGTGCATTTAGAGATCATAGAATAAGAACTCATTTTTTTGATAATGCTGAAAATGGTGACAAGTTAAAAGATTGGTTTCTTACATATGGCAATAAAGGGGAATTGCCTACTGCTCAAGAATTAAAGAATATAAAAGAAAACTCTACTGCTGAAGAATGGAAAGGCTTTTTACAGTATGGTGTAGGAGTTAAAGAAGATAATTTAGATTACTATATATCTGGTGAAGGAAAGTTTGATGAAGCATCAGATATGAGTCTTGAAGAAATAGAAGAATGGATTAAACCAGAAGATACTAGTTCTTGGTTTAAAGAAAATCAAGAAGGTGATATAAAAGTATTAAAAGAAGAACAAGATATACAAACAAGTACAGACCCTAGAATAGCTCAATTAAACGAATGGGCAAGTGGTGATAACCCTAGGATAAACCAAGATCAATATGAACTTTTTATGAAAAGATTGACTGGCTCAGAGTCTGGAGAAACAATAAGTGATACATCTGTTATAGGAAAAGAAATTAAGGCAAGAGAAGATTATAGAGAAAGTTTAACTGGAGAAGAAGGATATAACGAAACATTAAATGATTTAATAAGAGCTAAAGAAGAGGATATGCAATCTCTTAATATAGATAAAGATACTTCATTAGACCAAATATTAGATAATTATATGAAAGAATCAGATGAATATCAAGATGCTTTTGGGAAACAAGTATCTGATATTAAACTTCAAGAAGATATAATGAAAAGCAAAACAGGTCTATCTCGTGACGAAATGAGTATATCTGATCTTGCAAAAACTTATGAAGAAGATTATATAGATAAGATAGATAAATATAGGCAAGAAACAGGAAAGACTCAAGAAGAGGCAATGGAAGATGTTAGGCAAACAGAAACTACCTTCCAAACAGAAAAAGATACTGCTAGAAGTTCATTAGATTTTTCTTTGCAAAATATTTACGATGAATTAGGTGGAGGAAGTACTGGTGCAAGTAGTTTTTTAACGGAATTACAAGCAGGATATTGGGATGATTTATATAAAGACGTAGATGCTATAGATGATGAACATATTGCATCTACAATTATAGGACAAAATTGGTAATGGCTGATATATTTAAGAAACAAAGATTATACGACAGTTTAAATACTAAATCAAATTGGAATTGGAAAAGAGAAGATAATTCTTCTAATATAAAAAACCAAAGTTTTCAAAGGAATATTTCTAGTATATATGGTTCTGTTACTCCTACTAATAACCAAAGTATAAAAGATGTAGAAACAAGACTTAGTGAATTTAAAGATAATTACAATAAAGACAATAATTGGAATGAAACTACTTTAATGCATTATCAACAAGCTATAGATGGTTTAGACCAATTTAAAAATGAGAATATTAGATTTAAAAATGATTTTGATGCAATAATGCAAAAAGATGATGATTTAAAGTCAAAGTTATTAGGTGTATATGACGAAGAAACAGGAAAAAAAGACCCTTCTGCTGATTTACTTACATTGCCTCAAGAAGAATTTGAAGAAAAAATAAGATATAATAAGCATAGATTTTTAGATGACTTACATAAAGATAAAATGCTTTTTTATGAATTTGAAATGAAATATCCCAATAGAATTTCAAACTCTACTACTATAAAGCAAGGAGTTTATAATACATATGATACTATGAATATGTGGAAAAATGCAATAGAATCTGAATTGCAAAGTGTATTAGGGTTGAAACCATCTGAATTTCAAAATATAATAGAAAATCCTGAGCTTTATGAGCAATATTATAACTCTAAAATAAAAGAGTATGATGGTGTTAGGAGAGGTATACAAAAAAAATTAGACACATTATACCCTGAATTTACTACAAGATTAAATAATTTTAAATCAGGTAGTATGTGGAAAAAAGTTGGTCAGGAAAATCAATATGTTCCAATGAATGCTCCTGAAATAGAGCAAAATAAAAACGAAATGTATAGATTGCAAACAGAAGCTAGAAAATTGAATTATGCTTGGGGACAAAGTCACTATTTCCCTCCAGACAATCCTGTTTATTTAGATTTTGAAGTAGATGGTAAGGAGTATCAAGAGATTGATAAAATTATTGCACTTATTAAATCTGATGAAAATGATAAGAAACAATTTATAAATGATCCAATAGCTTATGTTAAATCAAAAGGACTTAAAAAAGGATCAGAGGTTGATATTGCACAATCATTGGGTTTAGCACCTAACTTTGCAAATATAGATAAACAAGAGCCTGTAGGTGATATAGTTATGGCATCTAATAAGAAAGAGGAAAAAGAAGTAATAGAAGACGAGGAAGAGGAAAAAGTAGTAGAAGACGATAAAGAAGAAGATAAAAAGAAAAAAGATGAAGTATTACTATATGATAAAGAAGAAGGATTTACTCCTGCTGCTAATGAATATGATATTAATGCAATTCAAAAAGAATTAAAAAAAGGCGAAAATGTTGTATATATAAATTCAAAAAATTCTAGTGAAATTTCTTTAGAGCCTAAAAAAGGCTATAATAAAAGTACTCTTACAAAACAAAAAATAATACAAAGGATGAAAGCATTTAACAATAGTCTTAGGTCTAAAAATAACATAACACTTAAAAAAGCCTTAAATGACACAAGAAGCATGTTAAATGACCCAAATATTAGAAAGTCTATAATAGGTGATAAAAGTACTATAAATCAAGCTATGGCAGAAGAAATAAAAGAATTTAACAATCAAAATCCTGATATGTCATTTTTAGAATGGCTAGGTAAAAAGTATAACGTAAGTCAAAATTTGACACAGAATAAATAACCACTTAAATGTGAGGACAGAATGGCATTGTCTAAAGAATATCTAGTATATGATACTAGAAGAAAATATCCATTCCTTGAAAATGCTTCTGATGAAGAAGTATATAGATATGGAGCACGTCAATATAATGATGTAGAAATAGAACCTTGGGATGTTAATGATACAAAGCAACAAACACAATTTAAACAACAATCACAATTAAATGAATTAGATACAACTCCTTCTTACTTTGATTATTTAGATTATGGTGCTGATGAAAATAGTTGGTACATAACAAAGAAAGCTTATAATGATTCTTTAACAGGAATGAGTGAGCAATTACTTACTGGTAAAAAGCGATTTGATTTAAGTGAATATGAGCCTCATATAGCTCAAGATATAGCTGCGACTGCTATGGGTTTCTTTATGCCTTTAGATTTAATTGCTATGTTTGCAGGTGGAGGATTTGCTGCTAAAGGATATGGTGCTGTAGCACCATTAGTTACTAAACAGATGAGTAAAGAAGTTGCTAAAAAATTTGGAACTATAGAAGCATTGTCAAAAAGTGCTCCTATAGCTACTAAGATGTTAGAATCTGCTGGTTCTTTAGGTGCTTATGAAGGTGCTGTAGGTTATGTAAATGCTAGAAATCAAGGTATGAGCCAATCAGATGCTATAGGTGAAGGTGTAAAAGGTGTTATACATGGAAGTGCAATGGGAAGTATGGTTGGTGGTATTAGCCAAGGATTTGCAGGTAAACATAAAGAAATAATGGCATTAGCTGAAAAAGGTACATTGTCAACAGCTCAAAAAGCGACTAAAATTGCAACAGGTAAGACTGGTGCTTATGTTGCAGAAGTAGGTGCTTTTCAAGGTGCTTCAACTATAAGTCATTTAATGAAAGAAGGTGAATTGCCTGATGCTGATCAATTTTTATATGAACTGACATTTAACGCAGGTTTAATTGGAGCTTTAAAAACATCTCATCTTGCTTTAAGTAAAGGTAAAGCTTATTTAAAAGAAAATGAAAATATTAAAAAGCTAACTGATTTAGGACTTGACGACAATACTGCAGAAAAAGGATTGAAAAAAGAATTAGATGGAATGCTTGAACGTGGCGAAATAGATACTAATACTCACCAAAAAATGTCTGAGCCATTAGAAAAAATGTTAGATGCTAAGAAAAAATCTTACAATGAAAGCACATTAGGTTATGATGGTGTTATGCATTGGCTAGGTAATTTGTTGCCTAAAATAAGAAAGTCTAAAAGAGCCGATCAAGCTACTGCTCAAAACATTAAAGATGTTGTAATTGCAATAAAAGCCGAAAAGCAAATGCTTGAACAAATTAAAGAGCAATATAATTTTAAAAAAGGCACTGCTACTGAAGTTGAGTCAAGAGCTTTAGATAGAAGGATTAAAGAAGTAGATAGTATTTTAAAAGAATTAGATAAAGATTTATCTAATATAAGAGAAGGTATATATAATACTGGTGAAAAGAAATTAGAAATAAAAGTTCCCTATAATAGAAATAAAATAATAGAAAAAGCTAATGAATATGGTTTAGATGTAGAAGATTTATTTAAAAATAGTGCTACAGCATCTAAAAATAAGTGGTCAAAACAAGAAAGGATAGAGGCTACTGAAAAAATATATGAATTTGAAAAACAATCTGCTATAAAAACCAAGTCTATAGAAAATCTTCAAAAAGATAAAAAGACTGATGTACCTAAAGCTGAAGGGACTGAGCCTTTATCTACTAGTAAATTTAGAGATAGTGTTAATAATGTTATTTTCAAAAGCAAGAAACTTGCTAGTGATATAAAAGATAGAATATTGTTAGCTGCAAAATTAGATGAAAAACTTTCTGCAAGTAAAGGTGGATTTAAAAAGGACTCTAAGCCTTTAGCATTATATGAAGAAAGTAAAAATATTGTAAGAAGTATCTTGCAAGGCTCTTATGTAGTTAAATTTGGAAAAACTGTAAGAGCTGGTAGTTTAGTAGCAGGTACTAGAGAACGTATAAAACAAATGGATTCTTTTGCTAAATATTTAGCTAAAAAAGGTAAAAGCTTTAAAGATATGGTAGATGAAGATGTCCAATTATG